GGTCGAAGTAATTGGAGGTGATTAGCGAAGGCATAATATTTTTTCGCTTTTTTACTGTATTTTCCATATCTCGTCATTCTGGGTTTTGGATGTGGGTCGATTTCAAGGACTTCAGGTAATCCCGGTATTCTCTGCTTTCCGGCCCGTGGGCTATATCGTGGTGTTTTTTGCATAATGAAATCAGATTCTCCTCCGTATCCCCACCGCCTTGGCTTCTGAACGTGATATGATGAGGTCCCAACCACCGAGGTCGAGTACATCCTCGTATCTCGCAAATGGGAAATCGAGCTGCATAGCTATCCAGAGTATGTCGAGATATGATCCGATGTCTCCCTGACTTTTTCTTTTTCCCAGGCTTTGGAAAAGCAGGCTCATACCCATCAGAATTCATTGGAAATTACAAGCGTCAGCGATTTCTCGTCTTCTGTGAGTTCTCTGAAATGGGCCATCGCTTTTCTGCTGTCTGCGATCTGATGGACGAGCTGTTTTTCACCCAGGAGAATACAGCCTCTTGAGTCGCTTTCCTTGTTTCCGGCGTGAAAAAGTATCCCGCTCCGATTTTCAACATCCAATACCTCCCACGTTGCACCGAAGCGGCGCGATCTCTTCCGTTTGCACCGGTAGGTGCCCGGAGGAATGCAGGAGATATTTCGAGCATTTCTGCGATACCTTCTTTCTAACGTCCAGCAGTAAGGTTGTCCGTCCACCATGAGAACACCGAATGTCCCAAAGTGGTTATCTGATAATCTCCGTATGCTCAAGTGCATTAGGCCGGCTCCTCGATTAAGGCATAATTGAACCCGTCCTTCTGTACCACATCACCGATTTTCCTGAAATGTTTCAGTCCTTCGATGATTGCGACTCGGCCGTCATCCCGAATCCGGAACATGGCATCTTTGGGGATGTCCACGAATGGCACTGTTCGCCACATTTTCGTTTCAGCTTCGAATACATCAAATTCCCTGGCCCCTGTGCCTGCATCCCGGTCCAGTTTCAAATAATATTGGCCTTTCCCTTCATCCAAATTCTCGACATGCTGTCGACCCTGTACCTGGCTCCTGGGAGGTGGTTCTTCTTTCGTGGGTGGGAGATCCGGCGCCAATCTTTCCCCTGGCTGCGGGCCTGGAGCCGGTTGTGACGGTGTGTCTGGTTTTTGGCCTTCATATACGGCAATGCCGGCTTCGACCACTTTATTCCAGGTTATTCCCCTGCCGAGGGCGTCTTTTCTCTGGCCCATCGATTCATCCACTGAGAACTGAACACTTCTTACTCCCATAGTTTCTCCTTTGGTTAGTTACTGTCATTATACTTACTTACTTTCTTTAATACAAGGAATTTGATGAGTTCTTCGTACTCATGAGTATCCTTTGCGTTACTCGCGGCGAAACGCTTAATTTCATCGCACTCATGCGATCCAATCATCCGCATTGAATGCATCAGCCACAGGTTCGTAGTCAACGAAGTCGGTAGACCCCTTGTGATATGTGAGCGGAGTACTTCCTGTGAGTCCTGAACGGTTCTTCCGAATAATGATTTCAGCTTTCCCAGGATTGTCTTTGGGGTCGTAGACCTCGGGACGATAGAGGAACCACACCATGTGTGCATCTTGTTCGATGTCCCCAGACTCACGTAAGTCTGCCAAGATTGGTCTTTTGTCATGCCTTTCCTCACAGCTTCTATTAAGTTGGGATAGAGCCAGGACTGGTACATCAAGCTCATTTGCTACGTTTTTAAGCCCTTTTGAAATATACCCGACTTCTTCGCGCCGGCTACCAAACTTCCCTCCAGTCTTCACCAGGCCCATATAATCCACAATTATAAGGCCCAATCCCTTTCTTGCCTTGAGCCTTTTGCACTGGTTCAAAATCATCGGGATTGTTACCCGGGTTGAATCATTCATCCAAATCGGGTGTTCATTTATTTCTGCTGCAGCAGTAACAATTCTATCTCCTTGCGATTCGAGGGTGCTTTTACTTCTCAAATCGTCATTCGTGAGAGCCGTTTTCATTGAAATCAATCTCTCATATTGTTCTTCGTTGGCCATTTCCATGCTATAAAAAGCCACATTTTCTTTACAATTTTTGGCAATTTTCAATGCGAGAGCCGATTTTCCCATACCCGGTCGCGCCGCCAACACGGTAATCGTCTTTCTCCGGAAATAAAATCCCATGTCATCCAGCTTTGAGAATCCAGTCTTCACTCCTGGGAAATTCCCTTGCTGAATCTCGTTCAACTGGTGGATGGTGGGTTGGGAAATCTCTGAGATATGTTGGAGTCCTCTATCTTGTGCCCTGTCGGCCAGAAAGAAGGCCATATCCTCGATTCTCTTCCTGAGTTTACTTGGGGATCGGTCTATCTCTTCGAGGCTTTTAACGGCCTCTATGAGCATCTGCCGGGTCACGGCCAGATAATATCGGTCGAGGCAGATATCGACGTGAGAACGGATGTTTGCCGCGGTATACACGCTTGTGCTGCATGACAGCGCCAAGTCATAGAATTTTGTCTGATTTCCGATGGTCACAAGATCCAGGTCTTTGCCCTGGTTCCGGAGTTCTATAATTTCTTCATAGAACTGACTGTGCTGTTTATTGATGAAGTGAACAGGTAAAAGCCTCTCAAAAGCATATCCGCAGCTGCCATAATCGAATAGGATTGCTCCGAGGATTTGTTGTTCAACGTCCATCTGCTTTGCCATTTTTCCTCCTTAATTGGGATTCAAGGTCGGGCGCCGGGGGCGGTTCGGACCGCCGGCCGCCCGCGGGGGCCCCTGCAGATGGTGAATTACCCTGTCTGGCCCAATTTCTGACAGCAGCTTGCCAGGATTTCATCTTATTTTTCCCAATCATCCAGCCTTTGGATTCATAGAAATCCCAGAACTTATCGATGTCTACGTCAAGGTCCTTCTCAAGGGTATATTCGTGTAACTCAGCTAAAGTTGGTGGCTTAAAAGGAGATTTTTTCTTTATTTTTTCTCCATTTTTTCCTTCATTTTCATTTTCATTTTCATTTTCCATATGTGGAATACTTGATTTTCTAGTCTTTCCGAGACGATTTTTCCTCCTGGATTCTGAAAAGAGCTTCCGCTTGTTCATTTCTTCCATGAGTCTCTCGTTATACCAGTAGTGTTCCTCATGAGTAAATTTTTCTGAGATTACTTTCCAATCATCTTTGTTTGGACAGATACTATCTACCATGTGTTGGGTTAAAGTACCGTGATGGGCTTGATGACACAGCATGTCGATGTAGATTCCCTTCTGTTCGTTGGTCATAAAACTGGTGCCAACGAGCCAATCCTGGTAATAAAACAGAAATGCGGGATCTTTCGCCATATTTTATTCATCCTCTACTTCAGCTTTGAGCCGGATTTTTGGCCGGAATGTTCCACGGGAATCTGTCTTCCCGGTCAGGAGATACTCTCCAATCTCCATATTCAGGACACCATCCGTCTGAGCAGCTGTCGCTTTCATTTTCGGGGCGATAATCTTTTTGTAGAGTTCCTGGCAGCGCTTTGAGGCTTCATTCAATTCCCAATATTCATTGAGGTGTTTCTCGAATTCTGGGTCCTGGGCCACGGTTACACCTGTTTCGAAATTGACATCTGGAATACAGATTTTGCGAAATTCGCAGTATTCACATTTGTCGATTTCAGAACGACGTTCCGGAAGAGTGCCTGCATCAACGTGGTCGTTGATTTCTTCAGCAGTTTTCAGGACAGCTTCTCCTATCTCGTAATCCATAGGGACATGAATCTGCCTGACCAGGCCATTTGATTTGTCTTTGAGGAGAAAAAGCCCTTGGTCTTTGTTATGACCGAGCATATACCCCATGATTTGGGCCATATAGCCGAGCGTCCAGGGTTTCTTTTTGAAATCCTCAAATTCGTGCATTTGGGAAAAAATATTCGGATTCATTGATTTGATTTCACACGTGATGGTATCTTTGGCATGGCCGGCTTCTTCGGTAATAACCACTTCTCCATCGGTCTCACCAGACAGAAGGATTTTTCCAGTCTTTCCCGGCCGGGTGTCTATAATAGTAAAAGCCTGGCCTCGGTTTATAATTTTGACACCGGCTTGAGAGAGTTGTCGAACCACAATTTCTTCCTGTTCGCTCCCTTCATCGAAAATGAATTGTGCACGGACGTCGTGGAGTTCTTTTTCTTCCCAATGGGTCCTTTCATAGACCCCTCGCCGGAGGCAGCCGTCCAGCATGGGTACTGCTTTTCCTATGGCAGAGGCCCTGTTTACGGTACAAGGATACCGTTTGATTTTCTTTTCTTTGAGCTCGGTCAGAGCACCAACAAGATCTGGTATATCCATTTCTTTCTCCTGGGTTAATATGGAAGGTCTTCTTCTGAATGAGGGGGTGGTTCATCTTGCCCGGCACTTGGATGCGGAGGGTAGTCTTCTGGAGTTCCCTGTGGTGCACCATCGCTGAGTTGAACATCATCGGTGAAATTGTCTGGAGCATCGGGCCCGGGGTTTCCCTGGGAGGGTTGGCCACCGCCGAGCTTTTTCCATTCGGCGTATTCTTTCTCCACTTTCTTGAAGAGAAATCCGACCTGTTTCATGGATACGCGCTCCATTGAA